TTAAAGCCATCAAACTCTGAAGCAACACTTCCGTCTTCGTGGAACGCTTCGATTCTTCTATACGAAGGTCTATCAATACCTGCAGCAAGGGGTGCTTCTAGCGCCTGTCGCCAACCAGGTGTGAGTACTTCATCTACATCTAGTGCAATGCAGTAATCAAAGTCTGGCGGTAATAACGCTAACGACGCATTTCTCGCGTCATCAAACCTAAAGGGTACGACAGATATTTCAAAGACAGTAATACCAAGACTTCTAGCAATTTCAACTGTTCTGTCTGTTGATCCTGTATCTGCGAGCAGGTGGTAGTCAGCTTCCTTTGTGGAGTTGTACCAGCGCTCAACGTGTTTTTCCTCATTCTTGCTGATTGTATAGATGGCTATTTTCATCTTGACAGTATAGCAAACTTACGCTATGTCACCTACGATAAGGAAGGTGTTAGATGCTGTACAGATAACGCTGGCTGCTGATTTATTAGTACGCAGCTTTGGCGCTGTAGTTGTAGCACCTGTTGAAAGAATGGTTACTCCAGATCCTTGAGCAAAGGTAACTTGACCTGCTCCATACTGGGCCACGCTGACTATGTCGTTAGCACTAAAGACTGACGGTGGCACTGTTACTGTAATCGCTGATGCGTTATTGCAAGTAACAATCTTGTCCTTATCACCGATAACCAATGTGTAGGTTGTACCAGTCTGAGTATTAAATCCTGTTAGGTTGTTTCCAGTTGCTCCGGTGGGACCAGTTGGTCCAGTTGCGCCAGTAGCTCCGGTAGGTCCAGTAGGGCCTGTTGCTCCCGTTGGTCCTGTATCTCCTGTAGGACCCGTAGGTCCAGTCGCTCCTGTTGCACCCTGCGCTCCTGTGGCTCCTGTAGGGCCTGTTGCTCCTGCTGGTCCTGTTGGACCAGGTACTGTTGAATCGGCCCCTGTAGGGCCTGTAGGACCCGTAGGACCGGTATCTCCGGTCGGTCCTGTCGCACCTGTAGCACCGGTTGCTCCGGTTGGCCCTGTAGCACCTGTGCTACCTGTTGCACCAGTAGGGCCTGTGGCCCCAGTTGCACCTGTTGGTCCTACAGATCCTGTAGGTCCTGTGGCTCCAGTGTTACCAGTTGGTCCCGTCGGGCCTTGTGCTCCCGTAGCTCCTGTAGCACCTGTAGCGCCCGTACTTCCAGTGGGTCCAGTTGCGCCAGTAGGTCCAGTTGCTCCTGTCGCACCTGTGCTACCTGTAGCTCCAGTCGGACCAGTAGGGCCAGTGTCCCCAGTAGGGCCAGTGGCACCAGTAGAACCAGTAGATCCTGTAGCACCTGTTGCTCCTGTCGCTCCTGTTGCACCTGTCGCACCGATTGGACCGGTAGGTCCAGCTGCACCTGTTGGTCCTGTTGCACCTTGACCGCCTTGCGGTCCTTGGTCTGCAGAAAAAGTTACTGATACTTGTGGAGTGATTGACTCTACGACAATAATTGTTGGCATTAGACCGTCACCCCTGGTGTCACTGTGAATTGTCCTTCAAGAATACGAGTTACTGTCACACCTGATGTCAGTACTAGGTCATAGACATAGCGACCTGGTGTGATATCTGTAATGGTTGCAGGGAAGTTAACGGTGACTCTTCCTACTAGAACATCGAATGTCATATAACCATTAGCAAGTGTTGCAGTTAAAGTTGTGCTAGTTGACCCAGTAAATGGGCGTACAGTCATTGTGCCTGTGTAGCCTGTTAAGTTCCAAGGTGTTGAGTCGTTCTTAATCTGGAACTGAAAATTAAATGTAGTCGCTTGTTCAAGCGTTAGGTTAAACGTCGCACTCATCAAGCACCTTCATCAATACTTTGGAGTGCTGCGTTTGCAGTAAGGCCAGTAGTACCAGCGAGGTAATTACATATACCAGTGTAGTCAAGGCGCCCATCCGCACCATCCGGGATACCCGCAATGTCATTAAGAACTCCTACTGTATCTGTATGGTAAATAGTTACAGAGCGTGCTGCAGCCCAAGCACGGGCTGCGCCTGCCTCATCAAGATAAGAAGTAATTGGAGGATAGGTGCCACCATTGGCTAGTCTATTTAATTCTGCTACCAGAGTTGATCCTGCGTTACCTGTTGGCACCGTCTACCTCACTTCTTCTTTTTAGATACTGCTGCGTTATCGACCAAGTTTGGATATGGTCGCCCTGCTGCTTTTGCCTTAGCCTTAGCTGCAGCCTTTTGAGCAGGTGTTAATGTCTTAGATGTTTTCTTAGGATTCTTTGTATCCCAAAATGCTTTCTTCTTCACCACTTCACCTTATCTGCCCAGTACGCCGCACTCATCTTGCCCTTGGCAATGTTCTTTGCGTGACGTGCTTTAAATGATGCTTGTCTTGCTGTTGGCTTCTTATCGCCAGTGACGCCTTGCTGACCAAAGCGGATTGTCTTTACCTTGTCGCCTTCTTTTGCAACGACAACGTGTGATTTAGTTGGATGGCTAGGTGTGCGCTTAGGCTTGTTAAAGCCTTCTACACCTGCACGTTCTAAGCGTGGATCCTTGGCCATTTACTTCTTCTTGCCCATTTTCTTCTTAGACATCTTTGCCTCAGAAAGAGCGATAGCAATAGCCTGCTTTTTGTTCTTGACTACTGGACCCTTGCTACCTGAATGAAGTGTGCCAGCTTTAAACTCGCGCATAACCTTGGCAACTTTCTTAGCGCCTTTAGCCTTCTTCATTACTTCTTCCTAGCATTCTTGCAAGTTGCACAGCTGCACTTGCAGCCCTTTTGTGGCTTACCTGCCTTGCACTTACATCCGCACTTAGCACACATTACTTCTTACCACCGACGCCAGTAGAGATTGACTCGTATGTCATATACTTACGGTTAGATGCAAACTGCTTGTCTGCTAGAGGATAGGCTTCTACTTCTTCAACGTTCTTGACATATTCAAACGCTTTGCCGTTTTCTTTAGCGTATGCTTCTTCCTTCATTTTTTACTCCTTGTATGTTAGGTTGATTCCGTCAAAGGCCTTGCCGCCTTCATTACTGATTCTTACTGCTGCATCAATATCAGGCTGTCTCGTTGAACGAGGTTCAATGCCTTGTCGAACTGCGTCGTAATACGCACCCAACTCTTTATCGTGCTGCTTGGCAGTGGGTATACCACGACTGCTTGCTGCACCTGTATTCATCTGAAGGCCCATAGCCTTGCATCCGAAGCAACCTGCTACTTCTTCTGGATGTACTTCCCAATGCTTTGCCATTAAGCCACCGGTGTTAGATATTCGCTGTAACCAGCATCTATTAGGATCTGCGCTTCTGCATCAGATAGCGTATAGGCGTGGCCACCTAGATAATAGGTGTCAGCATTTGCTAAGTCATCCTGATATGGAGTTCTGCTTTCAGTAACGGTTGTACCGTTTACTAGAAGTGTTACACCACGTGGAACATCTGTAAGAAAAGATGGCACAGCTCCAGTATAAGAACCACCAGCAAGTGGTCGTCCTGCCAAACGTGCATACGTATTAAAGTATGTACTGTCACACCAGGTTTCGTTCTCCCAAGGAGTTACCAAGTTATACGGCATTCATCTTCCCTTCTTAAGTGATGAAGGGCAGGTTTCCCTGCCCCCCACCGTTGCACTTAGTTGATTGAAGCTGCTGACTCAATACGATAGAGTGCTGCTTCACGGAGGCGTGCAAAGCCACCCATATAGTACCAACCGATGGTACGGAAACGACGGAGTGCGTCAATCTCTGGTCCGATAACGGTAGAGATGTCCTGACCCTGTGCTTCAGCAAGTGCTTCACGACCAGCGATAACAGCCTTGTAGACGTTAACTGATCCTGAGTTTGCAGCGAATGGGACACGTGGTGTCTCAACTACAAACGCACCTTCGATTACGCCAACTGCACCAGCCACGAATGGTGTGCGGTCAACGTACTGTGTGAGCGCCTGGAAGCCGCCTGTGCCTGATTCAGCACGGAGGTCAGCTGCCTGACGTGGGTGGAGGTATGCAGCGTACAAGTCATTGATACGTGGCACAGCCTTGTTTGTGCGAAGCTGTGTTACAGCCTCACGGATATCAGCAACAGCCATTGTCATTGAAGATGTGATGGTGTTGGTTGTTGTTGCAGTTCCTGCGTAGATGACGTTTGAGCCACCTGTAAGAACTCCAGCAACTACAGCATCAATAGAGTCTGCTGAGTTGTAAGCGATGATGTCAGCAAGTGCTGAGTCTACATCGTTGAAAGAAGTTAGGTTTAGCTTCTTTGTTGTTGTAACTGCTGAACCGTATTCGTTCAGTGTTACTGTAACCTGGTTTGGGTTACCTAGTGCAATGCTTGATACATCTGATGTTTCTGTCAATGTAGATGTAGCCTGAGCTAGATCTGAATAGATTGAGAATACAACTGATGAACCTGGCATTGCCTGTTGTACTGGCTTGACATCTGCAATCGCACGCATTACCGGGATGCTACGGAGAGCCATACGAACATATTGGTCGTATGCGGTTTTGACGAGGTTGCTAATGTCCGATGTTCCGGTTAGGGAACCTGATGGAATTGCCATTAGGCGCTACCTTTCGTTGTTTGGGTTGAGTTAAAGTCCAGACTGACGAATAATCTCATCCAACTCATCTTTGCTATTTGCATTCATAAGACGGGACATCACGTCTGCGCCTCGTTCTGGTGACAGTCCTGCATCAGCAGTACCAGTCATCTTCTTGTATGCAGCAATATCAGCTGGATCTACATTCGTAGTTTGGTTCTGGCCAAGGTCAATACCGAATACATCGGCATAGTCCTCAAGCCACTTAGACACAGACTCCTCAGTTGGGTCAATGTCCTGTGGAATAAATGCAGAAATCTTCTGATTTACTCCTCGACGTTCGAGGGCATCCTTGATGGATCTCTCGCGTTGAGCCTTGCTTAGTCCATCAAACTTATCGCGGAGTTCCGCAAGTTCTTTGTCCTTCTGCTTAGCTGCTTTGCGTAGTTGTTTAACAAGGTCATTCGATTGGTTATCACCATTGGTGGTGATGTCGTCGTCTTCATCCTCGTAGTCGTAATTGGACATAGTGGTCCTTCTCCCTATTCGTTAGTTGAATTGTCGTTAGCCTCATATTCGTCTGGGGAAACGGTATGGCTCTAACTACCGGTCTTAAAACACTCCTTGGGGCCGGTAGGTCCAAGGCAGGTCTATTTATATTTGGCCTTGGCCCATTGCTCTTTCTCGGCCAAGTGCTCCTGCTGCTGCTCCGGTAGTACCAGAGAATGCAGCCTTTTCAAGTCCTGTTAGTTTCTTACGGCGAGCAGATGCTGCCTCAGAACCCGCAAGACCAAATACTTCTTGTTCTGCTTCTGTCTGTCCGTATGGTGACTGACCATAAATCTCAGCAAGTTGTGCTCCACGTGGGGCAACACCGGCTACTGTCTGATAGCCCTGTTGTGCTTGTTCCTTAGTAACTCCATAACCAGCAAGTTCCATTGCACGTGCTGCTGTTGTTGACAAGTTCTGTGCCATAGCAGCGCCACCGATTTCAGCAGCTGTTACCTTGCGCTTAATTCCTTCAAGACCCTGTGATGGATCTAGTGCGTAAGCCAAGATATCGCCATTGTTAATGTCTGGGTAGAATGCCTTAAGAGCACTAGATACCTCTGGGTTGGCGTTAATAACGCGCTTCTGTGCTGTAGAGATTCTGTCTTCTAACTCTGTAGCAGATACATCTCCAGCAATAAACTTCTCGAATCCAGCTTGCTTGCCTGTCTTATCCTTTGTGTAATAGGTAGCAGGAAGTCCATAGTTACGCATAACATTCTGGTACTGGTCCTCTAGTGCTACATACTCAGCAGGGCTAAGGGCTGAAAGACCCGCAGCAATGCGTGCTTCGTTAGCCTTAAAGCGATCCTTGTAAGCATCAGTTCCACGCAAGCGTAGACCAAACTCAGATACTGGAGTATCGTTAATAAGTAGATTCTTGATGTCTGTAACTAAAGACCCTAAGCCATACTGCTCAAACTCCATACGAAGGATGTTGTAAGCGCTAAGGCGCTCTGCAGTCTTTTCCTCTTGGCTCATTCTATTAAGTACATCAGAAGTATAACTCTTTATAAGAGTCTGAACTTCATCGGCGTTAAGACCAGAATTAGGAATTACTGGAGTAGCCGATATTGTTTCCTTTGTAGCTTTAGTTTCTTCAGTAACTTTAGGTGTTGTCTTTACCCCAGGAACGTTCTCTCCGGTAATGTAATTAGGTGTTGCTGTAGGTTGATAACTTGCAGGCGCACCGCCAATAGTTACAGTTGGTTGAAGTGTTGTAGCAGGCTTATATCCAGCCGGTGCTCCACCAATAGTAACTGTTGGTTCTAATTTTTTCTTAGCCATTGTTACCCCATAAATCCGAAGTCTCGGAGGACGGTAGTAGCAACAGATGCTGCTTGTTCCCGTGCCTTATTTGTGTACTGCCAACGGTCATCTTGACGTAATTCTTTTTCAAAGTCATAGATAGACTTAGTTCCAACCTTGCCATCTGGAAGAGTATAAGCCATAGCGTTACGAATCTTTGGGTCAAAGAGGTCAATGGCTGTGTCTGGTATTTCAAGGATATTGCTCATAGACTGGATATAAGGATCTGCTAGTGTCTTAAGGTCAAGACCTGCTTTAATCTTATCCGCTAAAGATGGGAAGGCTTGTGCAGCACTTTCACGAATTGTATTGAAAACTGTGTTCTCATCTACAACTCCAGCAACAATATTATTGGCGTATGACTTAGCTGCTGAATCTGAAAGCATAATGCCGTTATCAGAGGCAAGTCTCTTTACTGCTACGAAGTACTTACCAGAAGGACCTTCCGGAATCGCAAGCTCATTAAGTTCTTGTACTCCTGCGGCCAACTGAGATTTAATAGTAGTCTCAAGAAAGATTGAAGGATCTTCATTATCGGCGGTAAGATACGAGGTATCTACTAGAACGCCATTCTTGTAAGTCTCTTTGACTGTGCTCTTAGAAGCACCTGTCTTAGACTTGTACTTGTTCTTAAGTTGAGGTATCCAGGTTGTTAACTCTGTCTGAGAAGCGTCACGGCCATAGTACTTCTGGAATGTCTTATTAACTGTATCTGCAAGTGTAGTATCGGCAGGTATGTTATTACTTACATAAGTACGTGTGAAAGTACCAGACTTAGGTGGCTTAGGTGTCTTGCCAGCAGTTCCCTGATTTCTAGCAGCACGAGCAGCGTCTGCCTGTTCCTGTGTTATGGAACCATCTTTGACAAGAGCATCGTAAAAATCTGCCATTATTTAACTTCCTTTGGTGTAAGCTGCTTATCTACTACTAGGTCTTGTGACAAGAATCTATCGTGGATATAAGCAAAACCTAATTTATCGTCACGCTTTAACTTATTGATAAAGCCATCAAATATGATTCTTAAATCAGCATTGGACTTTGCTTCGATTGACTTTGCTTCTCTAGTAAGAAGTTCTTTTGCGATAACTTTTCTAAACTCAAGATATCTGTCAACTGACTTCCAAGTTGTATTATTTTTATTGTTCTTGATAAAATCTGGATCAGTAAGAATCTTGCTTAAACCTGCTATGACTCGGTTAGTCTTTGACCCGTCTGAGTCAAGGTAATCGTCATACCAAGCTGTGCGTACATACTCGCCAGACTTCTTATCAAACATAGGCTTTCCATCAACGTCAGTCTGTACTGCAAGTTTATTGATAAATGCAGCCTTGATAATAGCCAAGTCTTCCGCACCTGTTTGCTGAATGGATGTTAGTCCACGAGCAGCAAGTTCTGTGTCTAGCGCATCAGCAAACTTGTTGTACTGAATCCAACCCTTTTCTGCATCAGTCTTCTTCTGTGCTTCAGCAGGGCTTTGTGATGAAAGGAATCTATCAGGGGCATCTGCTGACACACGCTTCTTGTAAAGATAGTCGTATGCAGATTGTGAGAACTCGTATCCGGAAGGATCGTTAACAATTAAACCAACTAACTTAGGGTCAATATCAACTACTTCGCCAATAAGTTTGTCATACTTTTTAATGTTTTTTGTAGCAGCAACTGATGATTGAACACCAGTTGGATTCTTTGAAAGGCTAGATGTAAATGAGAAGAACTCTGGATAGTCTTCTAGGAACTTAGCGTCTGCATTGATTCCGTATACACGTCTGTACTCACGTGTCTTATCGAGGTAGTACTTGTAAGGAGTATCAAAACGTGGGGCAAACGGCATAATAAGGTTTGCAGCAACACGCATATTCCAGTAGTCCTTTGTCATTCTAAGGACTTTCTCTGGGCTTACTGGGTCACGTCCATTGCGCTTTGCACGCATTTGTTCTGTGTTCCAGATAAGTTGATAAGTACGAGCAAACTGTGGGTCATCTTGACCTGCTGCACGTGTCTGGAATCTTTGTACCCAAGCTGGCAATAAGCCAGATGCTGCATCCTTTGGATATCCGTATGGGAACAACCACTTAAGAGTTTCTCTTGTATCAGGTTGATTCTTTGTAATCTCAGCAACTGGGATTGCTACGTATGGACCGGTTGGGAATATATCGCTAAATACATTTGGATTACCCTTGTTGTACAAGGCATCCATTCCACCCTGGAAAATAATATCTAGTGATGCTTTAGGAATTCCAATTTCAGTAAGTGACTTTAATCCAGGGACTGCTTGTGTTAATCCCTTTGGAAGGCTAAACCACATAGTGTCATTACCTGAAGTTTGTCCAGGTGGGACAATATTGCCGTCTTGATCTGTGACAAGGCCAGCTTCATTTGGAGCCTGCCAAACCATATAACCACGATTAACAATGGCAGGGTTTGCTACTGCAAACTTCATCCAAGTCTTGTAAGAGTTTTCCTGTGCTGAGAAGAATGGGTTAATGTATTTCATAACCATAGCAAGATTACTCTTGCGCTCAATATTAAAGAGCACCTTCTTCATCTCACGAAGAGCAGACTTTTGAGCTGCAGCCATAATCTTCTGCTGGTCCTCAAATGATATTCTATCTCCCTTAAGTCCTGCAACAATATCTACGCGACGACGTGCTTCCTCGCGGTAGAAATGTACGTATAATGGGTTGCGTGCCAATGTGTCTTCTGGCAAAGTTGCAAGTAACTTAAACGCACCGTTAATAAACTTCTTTACTACGTTATCTGACTTGTTAAAGAATGTCTCTTCAAGTAGATGTCCGTGAATGATAGGTAGGTCAGTTGGGTCTTTAAATGTACCGCGCAAATCCTCTGCGGTTATATCGCTTAACTTGCTACGCAAGTTTGAGGAAACCGGTAAGTATGTATCAAAGAAGTTGCTGATTCTTGTAACGTACTCAACTGCTTCATCTGAAGGTATTGAAAGACGATTACGTAGGTCACGTCCTTCTGGAGAAGTCTTTAGCCACTTAGCGATATCATCAATAGTCTCGCCATTAACGAGTTTCTTTACTACAGCAGAGTTACCAAACTGCTGACGTAGTGTCTGTGCCCACTGTTCAAAGTAAGCAGGATCTGTAGGGCGAACAGCACCGATACCCTTTGATGCTAGGTTACGTGCGTACATATCAGTATTGCTATCGACCATACGTTCAAATGAGTTACCAGATGAGGCAATCTTACGGAACATATCACCTAGTGGCCCACCAAAGGCATCGTCTATTTCATAGACCTGACCATCAGATGTTGTTATTTCAAATGTACCAGTACCGATACGGTCTTTTGGCTGTGCCTTTTTAGACTTATTAAGAGCCTCTGCGTAACTGTTATACACAGCAAGTTTTTCTTCTTGAAGAAGTTTAAGTGTGTTTACTTCACCTAGTAAATCTACATCTTCTGGGTCAAGAGACAACTTGGCTTCTGCTGCACCAATCTTGGTCTTTAATTCATCAAGTTCACGAATAACTCCAACGCTTGCTTTCTGAACTTTCTCAAGTGTTGCAGTGGTTCCAAGAGGGCTGTACTTATCAACCAATCTTGCTGGAACTCGTACTGAATTATTAACAATGTTCTTGATACCAGGACCTAGGTGACGAAGAGATGCCATAGCACCAACGGATGCAGCGATACGAAGCTGTGAATCAATAGCGTTACGCTGTGTATAGCCAAGGCGAAGCAAAGCTCCAGCCTTAAACAAGTCCTGTACTACGTCTGCTGCGTTAAATATTCTGCCTGAAGCGCGACCAAGGGTAGCGTTAATTGTATTTGCGTTACGCTTGAGCACCTTGTCTAATAGGTCAAAGTCCATCAAAGGCAGGAAGTCAGCGCTCTGTGATTCAAGTTGCTGTACCTTGATAATCCCACCGTCAGTATCAACCATAAATCCACGATCTTGGATTGACTTCAAAGCGGATGTACGAGCACCTTTGTAATCGTTATAGATGTCGTTGATTGCTTCTTCTGTAATCTTATACTTGGCAGCTAACGCTCTTACTGCAGTCTCTTCAATATTTTGGGTAGCAATAAATCTTTGCTCAGGAGTTGCTGCAGCAATATAGCTATTAAGAAGACCGTTTGCCTGTTCATCGGTAAAAAGTCCAACTCTTTTTACAGTAGATGGTGTTCCTTTAATAGCAGATGTTGGGCGCAAGCGCTCAAGTGTTGCAACGACTTCTCTATATGAATCTGGGTCATTAAAGTCTACAAGTCCTGCTGGACGTTCCCCTTGGCTCCAAGAGATTTTCTGATATAAACGGTGAAATGGAGTTGGCTGGTAAACTTCAAGTTTAGCTGCGCCTACTGTTTGGTCGTAGAACTTAATAGCACGAGCTGTTGCTACGAAATCTTCTGCCTGCTGTAGTCCCTTACCAGTTGTGCGTGTAAGTGAACCACCGCCTTCACCAACCTGCATTAACTTAGCAAAATACTTATCAGATGCAATTAAAGATGAGTAGTTATCCTGCGCTTGTTTAATAATAGTAGGATTATCGTTTAAGAAAGGTAGCATTCCACTACCGTCTGGGGCAGCAAATAACTTAAATTCATCTACTGCGGATAAATCTCCGCGAGCAGCCTCTAATGCGTCTGTAATATATGCACGCTGCAAACGAAGTTCATCCATTGCTGCAGGATCACCTAGTGCAGAACGTAGAATCATTGCTGTTTCATCGCGGTCTACAGAATCACCTAGTAAATGCGCTAATAGTCCTGGCTGTGAAGAAGACTTAACCATTGGATGGTTTAAAGCGTACAAGGAATCATTCTTAGTAAAGTCATCTAGTACTTTACTGAAGCGATTATTAACGCCAAACTGAGCCTTAGTAATATCTTCAGCTGCCTTTGCTACAACATCTGAATTTTTAAGTAGTCCCACGCCTAATTCGCTGGCCTTTGCTACCTTTGCAACCTTACCACCAGCAAGAGTTACATCACCAAAGAACTGTGCTAGTAAATCAACGCCACCTGATGAGGCTTTGCCCCAAGCACTCTTCTTAAATGCTGCATCACGCTGTGCTGGATCGTAGATATTAAACTTTGGGTCATACACTGAGCGCCCTGCGCCCACTACTGCCTGACCAAATGAAATTTCTTGAGCGCCTTTATAGGCTTTACGCCATAAGTTAGGGTCAAAGTAGCCAAGTTCAGCAATAAGTGGACCTTCACCGGTAACACCGCGCTTGTTAATCTCACCAACTGCTAGTGCAACAGTAGTAAGTGGCTCACGAATGTACTCTTGGTTGATATAACCAATACGCTCAAGTGCTGGCTGTACGCCAGGTACCTTCATAATAGCGCCTGCAGCAGATGCTAAAGGCTTGATAATATCTTTGCCTTCTTTTTCTGCAGCAGTTTTAAATGGTTGAATAAAACCGTTGTATTCTTCTGCACCATTCCAAGGCGCAGTTCCTACATCCCAAGCAAAACGTGCAGCACTTCCTGTTGCTTCAAGAATTTCACCGCCAAATTTAGCAGTGTTCTTTACTGCAGTAGTTGCTACATCACCAATTCTGTTCCATATACTCACAGATTATCCCATAACTGCCTAATAGCTGCACGTGTTTCTGGTGAGGTATTTGGCTGGTCTGCAATAAAATTTAATACTGGCTTGTAATCAGCAATAGCTGCTCTAAAATTAGTGTCGTCTTCCTTACGCATAGCAAGTGCTTCTGATCCTGCACCTGGCCCCATATCAATACCTTCTGTAACAGGTACATCTGGGCGCTCTGTTGGAGCATATAGCGGAGTAAGCGCTGCTTGACGCACAGCAGATGCTGGCGTTCCCTTTACATCAGGAGTAGTAGCAAGAGTAGCACCGGACTTAATAGCCGCAGTTTCTTGACCTTCTCCGTATGAGGTTGAACCCATATCGAGTTTATCGGTACGAGTTGAAAACTTGCCTGGACCGGAAGGACCCGCTAATGGATTCATTGGCGCTGTTGTCATCTGTCCTCCTCTAAAGTCTCTAGGTCTTGTGTCATCTGTTCCCACGCCTGAGACTCTTCGCTCTTGCGGTTGTAATTATAGATGCTTAATTCTAATATTGATTCAAAAAAAGTTGCTACTGAACTTGCTAGGTTATATGCGAATTCTGCAAACAACACTATAAAGTGAGAAGAGCGTACGGGAGGACGTACTTTATTGTCTTCCATCATCCCGCACGCCTTTCTACTTATTAAGCCTTCTTGCCTTTGCGAGCTGGTCCGGCATAACCGAATTCAACTTTGCCGCCTTTAACTGATCCTGCCTTTGTATCAACCTTAACTGGCTGTACTGGAGCTGGAGCGTGTGATCCCTTGTTCATATTTGCACCTCCTTCGGTTACGCTGCGCCGGTGATACCGGCTAGTAGTGTCGCTATATCGGGTTTTTGACCAGCAGCAGGGGCCTGACCAGCTTGTTCTTGTGGAGGTTGCTGCGAGGCAGGAGCGGGGGCCGCGCCTGCTGCTGGAAGTTCTGGGCCACCCATTGGTGGCGTTGCCATTTCTGGCTGTGGTTCAGGTGTAAATACCTTCTCCACGATTGATTCTAGTGCTAATCCTTTTTGGCGACCTTTGATAACCTCTGCGATACGAGAGACAATCTGAGAAGGGTCTTGCCCCTGCGCCGCAAGAGCCGGTATCGCTTGTGCGTACTGGGCAACAGAAACGCGAAGAGCATCGCGCATCTCTTCAATATCAACACGCTGTTCCTCCTGTGTGACGTTAAGGTCCATTGGAATCTCACGACGTACATAGTCGCGTGAAACCAACTTGTCTGAACGCATCTGAAGAAGTGCAATGATTGCACGTGATGGGTCCATACCGGACATAATTCCGTAGCGTACTTCTACTCCGTACTCGCCACGAATGTCACGAGAAGGTGTGTACTTCAAGACATACGGTGTTCCATCTTCAGAACCCTTAATAGTCTTCTGTACGTTTGAGAATAACTTTTCGTCTACTTCAAAGCATAGCCCAATAAGATCGCCAAACATTCTGGCGAATTGCGCTTGTGCGGATTTAATCTGAGTATCAAAGCCAGCCTGCAGTTCCTGTACTCCACGACCAGTAATAACACTCGCGTTGAGGTTTCCGGATCGTGATTCAGGGTAACGAGCGCCAAGCCGTAGTTCACGTTCTAGTACTCCCGACTCTGTAAATACTCCTGGTGGAAGTTCTAGTCCAACACGACGAATGTTCTGTGGCTGAGATGAACGCATAATGGAGTCTGGACCAAGAGCAAGTTCCTGCACATCCTGTGGGATAGCAATAGGTGCTTGGATAGACTTTTCAGCTGCCTGAATCTGTAGGATTGCAAAGCGAGCACGTGCGAGCTGTACTGCTAGTACATCATCAAACTGACCGCGTGCTTGACCATCAAGAGATGGGCGCATAGCAACGTGTACAAGACACTTGCCAACTGGGTTTGGTGTACGTACAAGAGTTAGGTTTTGACGTTCAGGTAGGAAGATAAGGTCTTGCTCAGCGTCGTGGTAACGGACCATAGTGATGTATGGGTTACCAGGCTGATAGTTATTTTTCTTGTAAATCTGTTCTGCAAACTCTGGGTACTGGGATGCAAGAGTTTCTGTGTCAGTATTGAGAACCTGAGTCAAAGAGACTACGCGGCCAAAGCGGTCCATCTCTGGGTAGCAACCCCAAGGGTTGAGCAGGCGCATACGTGGATTGTTAGAGTCGTAGTCCATCTCGACCATACCAATCATCATTCCGTATGTGTTGTACCAGTCGGCACCTTCATACATCTGAAGCTGTAACTCTGATACGCCGACATAGAAGTTAGCAATACGAGTTCTAGTATCAGCAGCGCGACGGGCTGTATCGGAAACCATATTGGACGCAGAGCAGTTAAATGATGGAAGTGGAGCCATTGCTTCTGCTAAGTCACGGGCAGCAACGTCAATAAAGTTTGCTACGAGTGGCTTAGGGTAATCCTCTGAGAACATCGAAGGGTAGACCTTTGATAGATCTCCTTGACGCACCGAAAGGACGTCACGCATACGCTGGTCGCGGGCTGCAAACTTGGTCTGCAAGCGACCTAACTTCGCGTTAACTTCTTTTGGTGTTAGCACTGGGGTTCCTTACTTACTTTTTAGTTGAAGACTTTGTTGTTCCTGAATTGATTTTTACAACCTTAGCTGGCTTCATATTCTTTACTGAAGACTCTTCCATCTTTGCTCTTTTACCAGTTGCAATATCTTGTGTTCTTTTGTTGCTAAACTCATTCATTCTTTTGGCTTCAGAAGGATTACCTCTGCGTACCTTTACACTATTCTCAGCAATAGTTTTAGGTTGTACTTTTTCTACAACATAACGAACTGCTTTTTTAGTGTTGGCAACTTCTTTTGCTGATTTCTTTTTTGCAACAGCAGACATTGCTTTACCTGCTACTTTGCTTGCAACTTTAGCAACCTTTGCAGCAGGGCGTGTATATGTACCGCCTGCAATTCCTGGGCTGCCCTTACCGCCTGATACGTTCTTCATTGCCATATTAGTTTGCCTTTTTCTTGTAAAGTCCTGGATACTTTTTATCTAAAGCCTTTGCTTGGTCCTTAGCAGCTTTCTTCATTCCCTTTTTAGAAAGTTCAACTGCAATCTGCTTTTCAGCCTTAGTAATTTTTGGTTTTGCTGACTTTGGAATAGTAGATCCTGCTGGTCGGCTTTTAACAACTTTAGAATTTGCAGCAATTTTAGCTTTGGTAGCAGCGCGAGCTGTCTCCCACTTTGTCTTAATCTTTTTGTACTGAGCATCTTTTTCGGCTCGTGTCAGTTCACGTAATGGTTTACCTGTAGCATCTACTACATCTGTACGAGGCTTGCGAACTGCCTTGGTAGCCTGAATGTCAATGTCATCAGGTCCTGTTCCGTATGTTGGCTTGCGTGTTGCCATTAGTTTTTACCTGGTTTTCTGTTCTTAGACTTTGACTTGTTATACTCATCCATTACGTATGCACCAGTTACAGCGCCTTTGGCGTAAGTACCGGCTTTCTTTGTAGTCTCTCTAGCAACTCTGCCCTTTGTTACAGTAGTTTGTTGCAAAGGAGTTTGTCCCTTTGTCTGTTTTACTACTGTTACCTTAGTTCCTTTTACAGGAGACTTGACGCCTTCCTTGAATTTCTTAGGAGCTTGCTGAGTAATGTTTGCTTTGCTGCCTTGAGTAAATTTGCGAGTTACGGTCTTGCCTTCAGTAGCAACCATTTTTCCAGCTGTTGTTTTAGATACAAATTTTCCAACAGTGCTTGCTGCCTTACCGGTAGGGATTAAATTGGCGACAGTTACTAAACCTGCTTTTGCGCCTTTTCCTATAAGTTTTATATCTTCCTTAAGGCCTTCTTTTAATGAAGGTTTGGCTTTCTTCTTAGCCATAGTTATCTCCTTAGACAAACAGTTTGTTTTGGTTAGCAAGCATCTCGTCTATATTGACGACTACTCGTTTGCGCTTTTCAGCGCTAGTTAAAAATGGATTCTTCAAGTGGTGTGTGGCGTACTGGCCGTAGTTGAGCATCTCACGTGCTCTAATCTCACAGAACCAGAGTGCCATTACCATATCGGTCTTACCCTTAGTAGTTGGTGTCCAAGTAATCAACTGCTCGATAAGAGCCTTGACATTCTCAGTCTGGTCACTAGGTAGATGTATTAAGTTATCTCGGTGGTGCTTACCATCGTGTTGCTTGCTACCGAATAAGGTAGCCATAGATGCAACACCGAAGCCTGAGTCCCACTTATTAGAACCGGTATGGTGTTCTTTGAGTAGAACGCCACGAGATGCCAAGAATTGCTTGATGCCTTCGTCTTGAGTTAAGAAAGCCTGAAAAGCGTTCTTCTCAATAATCCACTCACTAGGTGAATAGAGGCTAGTCCAGTTAAGGATAATGTCACGAATCTGCTGAGGTGAGGGGCGAGTCACTTTCATAGCATCTACGATGTAGCGTTTGTTGCTACCGCGATCTACGGCGTAACAGATAGCTGCGGTGTCACCGACAATGGCCGGGTCCATACCACAGATAATAGTAAAACCACTTAAATCTTTTGGATGGCCCGGATGTCCTGGCTCAAGTCTGCCGGACTTACGCATTCCATCAATCGAGCCACGTACACATACTGGGTCAAAGGCTGCGTTTTCAGATACATCCTGTTGCTGGTAGACCAGCGCCCAAGTACTCGCATCCATTGCTTGGCGTTCATTGTAAAGGTTACGACCAGACCAACGAGGATATAGACCGTCTTCGTTCTTATCTGTCTCTTCTTGTCCGTCAAATGGAGCATCTGAGGCAGGCCATAAGGTAACCCACTTGTCGGGGTCCTCATCTATCTCAAGAAGGGCTGGCATAGCCAAGTACTTCCAAGGGACTAGCCCACCTGGGTACCGGTCCTCGGAGCGAAGCTCGCGGTACAAGTCAACGGATGCAACTCTAGTACCAATAACAATCAACTTACCGGTTGGGTTAAGACGGGACCGGACGTCCTGGGTTAACCAGCGTATCTGCTTCTCAAACTCATTAGCGTTCTTGAGGGTGACCGCGTCATCGACAATAATCATATCGGCACGCTTACCGTAAATCTGACCGCCGATACCGACGGCCTCGATGTTCGGATCCTTTTCAGAAGACTCACGGAGTTCATCACCGAAGGTGACGCGGGTTGCTTGCCAAGAAGCGGTTTTGGAATTAAACCCTACGCCAGCAGCATAAGCGCTCTGCAAGTCTGCATACATAGGATGCGTCAGTCGCTGCTTGATGGCGTAGAGAAAGTCGGCAGCTAACTGCTGCGTTTGGGATACAATCAAAACTCGGAAGTTTGGGTTCTGGGCTACCTTCCAGGTTACGTAGTCTACGGTGACCGTAATGGACTTTGCGTGGTTTGGCGGAATGTTAATCAGAACTCGGTTTGCCGCTAGCCCCGGCTCATACTTCATACTAGGATGGAGCCAGCTAGGTTCCCGACCCTCAATGACATCTATGAGGTTCTTCTGATGGGCAAAGGTCTGGCTGTGCAGGAATCGCTTACGGAACTCGACGAAGTCGATATCGTGGACATCCCCTGAGGCAAAGGACTTTTCTTTCAGTCCGAGCCTAGTACGATCAATCTTATCTGCAAATATCTTATCGGTGCGGCGGTAGTACTCATAGGTTTTCATTGACTTACCGGCCGAGCTGCAAGCGGCGTCAATGGTCATACCTTCTGCTACACAGCCAAGAATAATTCTCTTGGCTATATCTGCTGAATTCTCTGCCACGTATTCTCCTAATAGTAAACGGCCCGAAATGGGCTGACGAGGTGTCGTCTGCTAGGTGAATTTTTAATTCACCCGCCGGAATGTTTCCTTTATACTAGGTTGGAGAGTTTCCTAATACTGGGCTGATTATCTCAAAATATAAGATTCAATACTGGATAGACCTATCCCGCATTTAGTGGTACTGCTCGCTTCGCCCTAGGGGGCTACGCGAAGGGTTTCACCCGTAGCGTACTGGGTCGTAAACCGGACCCTTCC